GCAAATACAATCTCACCATCTTTAAGAAGACAGACACCACCATTATGTCCTCTTGCTATACCAGCAATCCACTGTGTCATTTTCCAAACCCCTTAGTTTCTGCTTGTACAATTTTTTTCTTGGCAGGTTTGCCAAGTCTATCTCTACATGATTTAATCACTGCAGCGATATCTTCTTCAGTCATAGACATACATTCGTCATTCTGCATGTCCTGATAGTCCTCCATAGTCAACCTAATTGGAGAAAAAGTCCTCTTATCTTCACCGAGATCTATTATATCAAATTTTGGATCATCTGGATAGGATATATTAATAGGATATGTTGATCCAATCACAGCAGTGACAGTACTATCAACTGCCTTAGCAATATGCTGACCAACAGAATCGCATCCTAAGAAATGATCTGCTCTGTCTATAATACTTGCCCAGATACGAATGTCTTCTATATTAGGGAGGATATATGCATCTTTTGATTCTTTCTCTTCTGTAGTAAAAGGAAACTCTGACATCACAATCACACAATAATCTTTCTTTAAATCATTGATGATTGTACTAATGTCTGATAGATTAAAACTACGAGAGGTGGGGTCAAACATATACCCACCAGAATCCATGATACCTCTACCAAATGGTTGGATAACTATAACCTTTTCTTTTCCTGTAGTTTTTATTGCCTCATCTACCAACTGAAGTCCTTGAATACCCTCACCTTTCGCTAATGAAATATTAGGAGCAGGAAGTTCTCTTGGTTCATCTAACTCATTGATTTGTATATCAAATGCTTGTGCAAGACTACACTTCTGATTATAATAATGCCATATTCTATATGGTTCAGGGGTTATACAATCCCTATCTTTAATCTTATCTTCAAACAATCCTTTATGCCAATTATCATAGGCATACTTATGTAATACAGGATGTCCCCTATAAAAATTCATACCACCTTCACTGACAATTATAAAATCGTCATGAGTTTCGGCATATTTCTCCAATGCAGGAATGGAAGCAACTACTCTACCAGCACCACCATTAATAAAGAATACTTTAGATCTCATACTAAATTCTCAACAAATTATATAGTCATAGAAAAACAACCTGATTTATACGGTCATACCCATCAGTAAACATGGAAGGATTAGTGTTGGGTGCATGCAAAACATCAGATTCATACATAATCATTCTATTATACACCATCTTAAATTCATATTCAACATTCCATACTCCATCATGACCACCATTCAACCATTCCTGTACAAAAGGCCATACATCATCAGGAGTTTTTACTATATCATCAAACATCTCTGGTTTATCAATATAATCCATCACATTATAAGGAAGAGTCATATTTCCTTTGTAAGAATATAAATTAGTACCACCTTGACATTCATCAGGATAATTTAGAAAGATAACAACACCAAATTGATTATAATCAAAAGTTGATTGAGTACATTGTCCAACTATACCACGAGTAACACCATGCTCATCAACATATCCACCACTACTATCAACATATGAAGTTGAATAAGAATCTTGATGAGGTATGGACAACCAAGGATCAACACTGATACTATCAGAATTCATTACATTACATAAGAAATCTGCATTATCCCAATGACATTCATACATTCTATCAGAGAAAGAATGCTTCCAAAGAGTACTATCTTGACAGTACTTATCAAATACTAGTTTAGTCTTCTCCTTAAATTCTTTAGTTTCTATATGACATCTCTCTCCAGCAAGACCCTTAATTAATTTTTCTTCTCTCCGTTTATCAGCCTTAACTGCTAACTCTTTTACTTCACTAGGATTTTCATAGAAGTTATCAATAACCACTACTGTCCTACGATCAGGTCCGACATTCCTAATTACTTGTTCATTACGATTAGTACTCAATTCAAACATAACAAATCCTCACAGACAAAAAAATTCCGAGAAAAAAATTCCCGAAATTTTGGAATAAAAAGTTGAATTTCCCTCAGTATATCTAGGTCACATTCTCTGGGGGTTCTGCTTTAGATGCACCACCACCCCAGTATTCACTGGTGTCAGCAGCATCTCCACTGTTAGCAATATCATCTGGTTCGTGTGGCCATACAATTTTATATGTTTCTGTACCTACACCTGCCCATGTATTAGGTAGGTCTCTTAATTTCTGACGGTATTCTTTCCAAGGTGATAAGTATCCAGAAGGAGCATCATTAGGGATCTTATCATCAGACTGTGTAAGAAGACTATCTCTAGTTTTTCTCACCCAATCCCAACCAAATGTTGTAGAATCAGCAGCACTATTTCCTATACTATGAGTATTATTCCACTCTGTACTATCACTAGAGAAGGCAGGATCTCTTGGCCACTTATTATTAACATGATCATACTCTAATGAAATCATATCAAACACTTCTTGGAAGTGAATGTAGTCATTAAGAATAGGATTAGGTTCTGAGGATGGTCCTGCAGGAGTTTCTATTTGATATGGACCTTCTACGCCACCAAAGACAGCAATAGCATTCATTGGATACTTATCTGCATCCAAAGTAACTATCTTACTTCCAGCAGGAGCATCTCTATCACATGTTCCAGTCTCAAAGGAATGTTCTTGATGCCAATCAGGATTAGCATCAGTCCCTTTATTTTCGTACCAGATAGTTATATACTGTGGTCCGACATAAGTACAGATTCCTGTCCTTGTTGTGTCTTGTGCCTGTCCCATCCATACTGTAGGAACAGGAAATAATACTGTTTTAGTAATGTTTGCCATTGGTTTTGTTCAGGTGTACTCCCTCATATGTTATTTATTAAGACCAAGTTGTAACAACAACTAGACCGCCGTTACCCCAGTCTCCCCAACATTGTCCACCTTGAGTAGATCCAGAGTGTCCTCCTCCACCAGGCCAGATAGATGGTGATGAGCAACATCCTCTAGCATTACCATAAGCACAACGGTTGGTTCCAAAGTTTCTATTAGCAGTCCAAGGACCAGGAGGAGTAGAAGCAACTGACCAAGATGAAGTATGGCAGTTATAATGCTTCATTTCACCACCAGAAACACCACAAATATAGAATTCATTCTCATTGTTCATTGAACATGCATTATCTTGAGCATCGGGCCATGATGCAGAGCAACCATTATAGCAGTTAGTTCTTTGTGCTTGCTTCAAACAAGTATAGCAACTAGAAGTACAACGCTTAACACCGTATGTTCCACCTTGCATACAGAATGTACCTAGTCCACCACCTTGGACATAAGAAGGACATCCGTAGAATCCACAACCAGTTCGTCCATTACAGCATCCACAACATGAACACCTACTACTTGAACCAGCACAGATAGTATATTGGGTAGAACCAGCAGTAAAGTGACCACAGTTTGCATAAACTGTCTTAGTGCCGTATCCACCGCCACCACCACCAGTACCAGGTCCACCACCACAGCATCTAGCAGGACCACCTGATCCTCCACCAGATATAATTTCAAACTGAATAGTTGTTACTTTACTGGGAACTGTCCACTGATAACAGCAACCTCCATTACAGGGATTGTTATTGCAACAGTTAAAGTGGAAACTTCGGCACATTATACCAGTCGATAGACCAGAAACCTGTCCTGGACCTAGCGAGTCAGCTAGAATTGCCTGATCCCCCTGCAGTTTTTTATATGTTTGATAATTAGCCATTGTTTAACCCGAATGGTGGTTCGTTAGTTGTATTTATTAAAGGAAGGGGGTTATTCACCCCCTTGTAATCATTAGATGGTGATTAGTCTCCAACCTTGTGTGCCATCATAGAACACAAGTTCAAACGCAGCACCCTCAGTATTAACCACTAGGTCAGATGCGTCACCCATAATTGTGTTACCATTTCTACCAACCGTTAGGTTGTTAGAGTCAAATGTCTTGGCGACATCAAAGATTCTAACGCTATCACCCTTAACTGGAGAGGCAGGTAAAGTAACTGTGAATGCAGTACTTGATGTGTTACAGAAGATCTGTTGCTTGTTACTAGCAGTAACATTATTAGATGCATCGATATTACCGTAAGCACCAACAGGTAACCAAGAAGTACCATTGTAGTACTCGTAACCATTTGCGTCAGTGTCGTAACGAAGACCACCTTCAAGCAATGCGTTACCAGTAGGTCTAGCAGCTTGAGTACCTCTAGGTGGAACCAAGATACCAGATGTATTATCCATCTTACCTCTGGTTAAGAAACCACGAACTGCTTTCTCTGTAGGACATGCTTGGTTAGAGTCACCTGATAGCAATTCATCAGAGGAGAATTCGTTAATCGCTTCACCAATCTGACCACCGATAGCCCCCAGTCTCAATTCTGTCAAACCAGACAAGTTGAAAGCGGAAGCATCCAATGTAGCAGCACCAGTTAACTGGTTAACTGAGAAGTATTCTCCAACTCTGAAGTTACCTCCTTGGTCAGTAGACACGAAGAAGATCTTACCAGAGTTAACTACAGTAGTTTCATTACCCTGTGATGCAGTGTTCTCATCAGTGTTTGGATAGTTTGTTTGTGCAGTGTTACCTGTACCAATCAATAGGAAGTCATGACCAGTAAGTCTCAACTTGGAGAACTTACTTCTCATTGCGAACTCTTGATTGTCGAATGATGAAGGAGCAGATCCTTTTCCAGGTGCGACATTAATTGTTGCACGACCATTCGCTCTTTGAACACTGTTAGCTCCTGCACTTACGAATGTATGAGCAGTTGTGTTAGTAGAAGGAATATTAGCGAGACACTGGAAGGAGAATGTATTAACAGTGGTTGCAGAGATAGCAACTAAAGTCTTATAGAGTGGGTCAGTAGTACGAGGATAAGTCTTCTGAGCACTACCACCATCTTCAGCACAAGTGAATGTCAATGAATTAGGTGTAAGTTGAATCTCATCTCCGACCATCATGCCGTGAGCATTAGCTGTCAACTGTACTATACCTGTTGATGGGTTATAAGAACCCGCAGTTGGAGTATAGTTAGTACCTTCAGCATAATTTGTTATAGCTCTCAAGATGTAAGTATTAGTATCCGAGAATCCCATACCAACAGTAGTGAATCCTAATGCGTCACCAACAATCGGTGTCGTCGAGAGTCCAGCAACCTCAAAGAGGATATCTGCCTGACCATTTGCTGCATTAGCACCAGTACCAATTCTAAAGTATCCAGTAGCACCAGCACCAACAGAGTCAACCTCACAGTACTCACCAGGAGTGAAGACGCTAGTACCAATACCAACGGCAGGGTTATAGTCAGCTGCATCGGTAAATGTGTTACCAAATCCAGTGAAATACTTGAAGTAGATTGCGTCCGAAGCAGACTGATCGTTAGTTAGTTCAGCACGGCAACCAGAAACAGTACCACGAATCGTTGCACCAACGCCAAGAGTACCAGCGTAAGTACCAACAACAGTTGTTAACTTATCACCATACATGCGACCATACCTAGGAGTCTCTAGAGTAGAGAATCCAACAGCAAGAGCACCGTAAGTACCGTAAGAGTTGTTACCTGATAGAGATCTAATCTCTGATCCATCATCAGATACATATCCGAATGCACAATAGTATGTGAAGGAAGATACAATCTCAGCGAGAGCATCATCTTCTAGGAAGAATCCTACACCTCCCGAATGAATATTCGTGAAGGCATCGAACACCATCGATTTACCACCTGCCCCTTCAGGAGCTAAGTTGTGGACACCACCCTCAATGAAGATACCGATAGCACCACCATGTCCTGTACCATCAAGACAAACATCAGAGAATGCAGTACAGTCCTTGATATATGGTGAACGGAATAGGATAGGGTCAGTTGGGTTTAATCTGAAGTATACACCACAAGCAGTAGTACCTACACCAGTCTTAACTTGCCAAGTATCAGTGTTGAAAGGATCGTTAGCATCATAATCAAATCCCTGCAAACCACGCATTGTGATTGCCTGAACTGTAGTAGAGTCAGACACATAGAACATGGTCTGACGAGCGTTAGGAATAACACCCTCAGTTGATATACCTGGAGCAGGTTGAACTGTTGAACCTCTTAGAACATCACCAGCAATGGAGAAGTTCTTAGGTAAAGTAATTGGTAACTCTTCAGAGAATACACCAGCAGATAGTTTAATAATAACAGGTGAGGAGTCAGTAACAGTACCACCACTTACATAAGTGTGTGCGATAGTTGAGATACTAACATTGGTTACGAAAGTATTAGAGTCAGTTACACTGTCAACTTTAAAGTAGAATCCCTGTGTTCCATCTGGGAATATGTGGGTAGAAACACCAGCATATTGAGGAGCACAAGTGAATGATATACCAGCAAGTCTAATGTCCCCTCTTGGGAATAAACCGTGGTTAGCAGCAGTAATCGTTGCAATACCAGAAGTATTGTCGTAAACAACATTAGTAATGGGGGATACTTTCTGTGCTGCTGTAGATGCATAAGAAATATTCTGCCATGCATCGTCAGGAGTTAAACCACTGTTAGCGTTAGCTCCTTGCTGTGCGTCAATGAAATATATTTTTGTTCTTTGTCCAGCAAACTGCCACTCAACCTCATCAGTACTGGATACTCTTAAGTAAGTACCTTGAGTACCAATACCCTGTCTTGTTGGACCAGTACCATCTCTGGTTAGAATGTCACCCTTAGTTGTTAAGAGTGCTGCACTATCACCTATAGCAAATGCTTGCCACATGGTAACAGCAGTACCAGGCTGTACATTTAAGTTAGAAGAACCAACAGAAACATATGCAGAACTTGAGTACTCAACTAGGTCACCTAGTTCGTAGTAATTAGAGTTACTCCAAGTGCCTCTCCAATTCTGTCCTCTAACAAGTAGAGACCATCCATTAACACCAACATCACTACTAGTAACAGCAGCACCAACAGGAGGATTATCGTTATCAATTAATAATTGGTCGGAAATATATGTATTACCACCATAGGTTACAATCTGACCCTTAGCATACTGTGCCGTCTTATCATAAGTAGCACCTGATCCAGTACCAATACCCTGAACTAGGTTAGACCATAGAGTTGGGTTTTGGTTTGGCTGATCGCCTTTAGGGTTAGTTCCTATAGCAACATAAGCAGAACCTCCAAATTCTACGAGGTCTCCTCTTTCATATCTTGCGGAAGAATCATACTCTCCTAAAGCAGTTACTCCGTTAGAGAACGAAGCAAAGTTTGATGCAGGAGGATAGAATCCATCTGATCCAACACCTGTAGTATCATGTAAGGATGTTGATACGCCAGTGGCAGTCTGGTCTGATGGTGATTGGAATGGGGATGTAACACGGTATAGTTGAGGACCATATTCAACTACATCGTTGATACCATAGTAAGTATCAGTAGCAAAAGCACCCCTAAAGTTTACACCCTCGGAGTATAGATCCCAATACTGTGGGAAGTCGTTTGCGTACCAGTTACTTTGAATACCTGTTGAAGTATTCTGTGCTGTACAAATGTATAGGTTACCACCTTCTTTAACGATATCCTGGACAACATATCCAGTACTAACCGTTAGATCTCCAGCAAAGTTCTGACCTGTAAGGTGCAGACTCCATTTTGCTGAGTCGTTAGGGAAGCCTGTAGCACTAGCATCGGAGGTATGGTTAGTCGTACAAACATATGAACTAGCACCGTACTTTACGATGTCATCTATTACATATGCTGTAGACGCTGCCCAAGCTCCACGCCAGTTGAACTTCAGTCTGCCAAGTCTAAATTCTGCCATTGTTAGTTACTCGTTAAACAGGTCCAGGGTATGAGTGGGTTCCATTGACCTGAAGGACTAAGTATCCATCAGCGTCTAGGAAATAATTTAAATTACGACGATCAAATCGTATCTGTTGATATTTATCTTGCGGATTATTGGCAGTCGCCTTTTGTTCAGTAACTTCCTCAACATAATCCTCATAATCTCCAAACTCTTCAACTTGTGTTCCATCCAATCGGAAAGGTTCAAAAGTCTCAGTGGTTGAAGCGGTGCTCACTTTGGTAAACCAAAGCATATCATCGGCATCTCTACGCAAAGCATAAACAAAATGCCCTGTAGAATCTTGAGGTTGAAAGTGTGCGTTGCTTAAGGTTAGTGCCATTTAGCTAACTATTCTCCAAATACTACCAGTCCACAAGAACATAACAGTAACGCCCGAAACATCTAAGTTTACAGGACCATCATCAATGTTTCCAATCGCATCTTTAAATTGATGGCTTGCCGAAGTCAGTGTAACATTATTTATATTCCAACTTTGGCCACCGTCTGCTATCTCAATGCTGTCCCCAGCTGACAAGTTGACTGTTGGCATAGTGGCATTAATGACACCAGCATCAGTCAAACCTAGATATCTTTTATTAACAACCAACTGAGTGGTCGTAGGACCAACTAATTGGGTGAAGACAGGAGTAGCACCAGTAGCAGCCTGTGCTACCGTTTCCACTGCGTTCCCACTTCTAATGTAGATCTTTTGGTCTACAATATTAATGGCCATTTCGCCATCTTCGAGATCAGCAAGACCAGGTATCTGACCTTGCGTTATACTTCGTTTTGGTTTAATGCGAGTTGGCATTACAACTTTTTTATGTATTGCTTCTAGTTATTTATTAGAAGTAGTTCACCGCCAAAACAAACCGTGCCTTTTCTGTGGTGCAGTTAGTACTATTGTGAGGTGTCGATCCATCAAAAATTACATTTCTATTAGCAACACTTTCAATCTTAGTTCCATCTTCCATCTTAGTAAACCCATCATTGTCATTGAAATATAATAATGCTGCGTTATGACTGTACTCAAAATCTACATGAGGATCATGCTCAATAAACTTCCCTTGATTAGGATACAATAAAACTCTCGCTCTAATTATAGACTTAACATTTAAAACTTTGATTAGATAATCATCCAACGGTTCCATGAAGGAACTGATTGGTGAAAATCTTTCATAGAGTCTATGAACAAAATAAAAATGATCGTTATTATTTTCCCAAGGGTTTGCTACTCGTGCTTGATACTCCCACGGAAAGTTGTGACCCATCACAACTCCCTGTAGCATAGAAAAATAATCTTTATCAAGAGTGTCATCAGTAATTTTCATGTCGGTTCGTATAGATTAAAAGCAATTGACATTCTAGGTTCATTAGAATAATTCATACTAACATAATGATATAAAGAACCAGGGAACAAATACATTCCACCATCATTAGGTTCTATATTATAATTAGAATGCTGTATAGGAGCAACATTATGCTCATCAGGATGACGAAAGATTAATTCTCCTGAGTTCTCTGGACATTTAACCCATAGAACTCCAGCAAATACACAACCAGGATGTGTATGACTTACATTATAACAATGTTTATAATTTATATTGAACCACATGTTAGATAATCTTGGTTCAAATTCAAAGGATGTCTCATCATGATTGCGAAACTCCTCTACCAATTCTAAGATTCTCGGACTCATGTAATTTAGGAATGGTGCAAAGGCATCCATCTCCCAGAAATTATCAGGACTCTGATACCCATCTACATTACTCCTACTATTTGTTGGATAAGTCTTAGCATAATTTACCATCCAGTTAACTAAATCATCTTGGATATTAAATTGTGGATCATCAGACCTAGCAACAATAGTAGGGAATATATTATGGGTCTCTATCATAAACCCTTTCTCGATCTATTCTGTATAATAATCCTGTCGTTTGCATGGTCTGGAATAAATTCCAACACATCATCATTAGGCCACATCATCTCTTCATACAAAGCATTGAGACGATCCATGTCTTCCCATAGATCATTGACATGCTGCTTGAATACATTTTCTTCTGGTTCTAAATTACCATGCATGTCAAGAAACCTCTAGTAGATTGTTTAGTATATATTTGTCTGGGTTAATCATAATAGTTAAAACGCATTAAGTACTAACGGTAAGAGTTGATGTTCACACTGTTGAACTGCTCTAGTAACAGACTCAACATTATCACCAGGCAAAATAGGTACTGTCTGTTGTTTTATTATAGCACCTGAGTCAAGATGTTCGTTAACAAAATGAACAGTACATCCTGTAATCTCTTCACCTGCTTTGATTGCTTGATCTACAGCATGTAATCCTTTGTACTTAGGTAGTAAAGATGGATGAAGATTTATAATTCTACCAGCAAATTCATCAGTAAACTTCTTAGAAACAACTTTCATCCATCCTGCCATAACAATCATATCTACCTGATATGCATTAAACAATGCAATAATCTCATCTTCATCCTTACTATAGCATGAAGGGATGTCTAATCTATCTGCTCTCTTCTTTGCCTTACATTTCTTTTTGTTGTACACCATGAGTACAACTTCATGCTTAGGACATGAGTGAACTATGTTCTCGAAGTTAGTACCCTCTCCAGAGCACATTATTCCTAGTCTCATTGCCATGCCTCATAGGGTGGTTCTGGTTCGTTAATACGATGCTTATAATACTCAGTATCAAAGTATGAAACTCCTAATGGTTTCACATCATCATATGGTCCTGCCATTTGTTTCTTATACTCACGCTC